CCGTAAGGGCACGCGAGCAGCAGCTTTCCCCAGTTGTCCAGCGTCCAGTCCGTCGCCGTGATCGCTGTTCCGGGGCTGGTCGTGGGCGCGGTCCCAGAGCCATACCCGCCCGTTCCATATCCGCCGACGCCAAAACCCGAACCGACCGCCAGCGACCCAGCGCCGATGTGGTAGAGGTAGCGCGCGTTCCCACCGTTCTCGTAAGCCGAGGACCCTGCGTTTGCCGCCGACGAGCATTGAATGGTGAACGTATTGGCTGTGGGTGTCGTCAGCACGAGGTAGTCGCCGTAAATGACCACAGTGTTCAGCGTCGTCGATACCAGCGCCGTAAACGTGGACTGCCCGGCCAGCAGCCCGTGCGCGGTCAGTGTTACCGTTACCAGAGAACTGCCATTGACGGTCGCGTACTGCGGGACCGCGCCGCCCGCCACGACGTTTGCGTTCGCGACCTGCGTGTGCCCGAACCGATCCTGCGCGACGATCGAGTAGTGGTCGGCGTCGATCGCCGTCGCGGCGTAAGACCCAAACAGCACCAGGCCGCCGACGGCGATCTGCGTCTGAACGTCCACAGTGTCGTAGCCGGTGATGTTGCTCCCGACGTCCAGGATGGTCACGACGCCGCTGCCGATAGTCGTGGACGCGGCGACAGCCGGATTGGTGGTCGAAGTCCGGGGTGTGATGGTTGTGTTGGTTCCGGACGCCACGACGGACAGCGACGACTCCGCGCCGACCGCCAGGTAGTTGCTCGCGTTGATGTCCGCCCACGCCCACAGCGCCCGGACGAGCGAACTGATCGTATTCGCGAAATATTTGACCCAGCCGCCAATGGGCTGCACGAGCGCGCGGCCCTTCGCGTCAGGCACAAACCGAATCAGGTTTCCGTCGTTGATGCCGGCATCGGGGAACACAGGTGTCGTGTTCTGATCGACGCCGGGAACGAGGACGATCGCGCGATGGGCCACGGCCTACCCTCGCGAGGGCGACGCGACCGGCGCGGGCGACATGGACGCCCAGCCGGAGGACTGGAACTTCTTCCGGGCTTCTTCGACCGTAGCGCCCTTCAGAAGCGTCATATACTGCGACTCGTAAGAGACGGGCATTTGCGGATCGTTTGCCGATGCGCCGGAGAAATTCCGCTGGTAGGCGGAGACGTAGACCATGGACGCCATGATGAATAGGTCGGGCAGATACAGCGAGATGAACGTGCTGGGGTTGCTGGCGGACAGCGAGTCCGGCCGCACCGTGCCGACCAGTTCAATCGTATAGGCGGCGTTCGGCCACGGCCCGAGAACGAACGCGTTCTGGTTCAGCAGCGCGAAATACTGTGGCAGACCGGCCCCGGTGTTGCTCGGGTAGACCATGTTCAGGAAATCGGTCGTGGTCGAGAGCAGCGGCACGCGGGTTCCCAGTTCCGGGTTGGTCGTGCCCGCTGGCGAGATCAGGTTGATCTGTTGCAGCGTGACGAACGCGGATACCGGGATGTTTACCTGCCGAGTGCCGGATGCCGTGGCGTAACTGGTGTTTGTGGCCACGGTGGTCAGGAAGTCCAGGTCGCGGCACATCCGGTTTTCGGCGTAGGTGATCGCCTGCGGCAGAATGATCTGGAAATTGGCATCGTTTGAAGCCACGACCGCCAAGGTGGCGATCTGATCAACGTAGGTGGCGTAGGTGAGGCCCGTGGTCATTTATTGGCCATTACAGTCACGGTTCCCGACGAACTGCGCGCGACAAGCGCCCCGTCCGAGGACCGGCAGAAGACGACGAACCCCGTGGCGGGCGTGGGCACCGAAACAGCTACGAACGGTGTGATGTTTAGGCCGCGAGCGAGCGTCACGTCCTGGCCTACCGTCAGCGTGTTCGTGACCTTTACCGTGGGCGCGGGAAGCCCGCTTCCAAGCGTCACGTCGCCTTGCGCGTTCAGCGTCCCTGTCACGGTGAGCGACGCCACGGTGGACCCAATGCCGACGGCGTAGTCTTTGACCTGCGAAATCGTAATTCGCACGGACGACCCGGCCTGAACCGCTTCTAATTGCTCCGACCCGCTGAGTGCGATCGCCGCGGGCAGGTTCGGTATCTGGACGACGGTCATGTCAGAGGCCCTGTTTCTGGAACGCTGGTGTTGCCGGGAGGCACGCCAGGATCGTCGTTGCCGGGCGCGTTCGGGTTGGTGCCGGGACGCGTGTTCAGGCCGCCCGGGGGCTCGCCGGTTTGCTGCGGCACTCGCGTCCGGCTATCCTGGGTGATGCGCGTGTCGCCACCCCATATTGGCGTTCCCGTCACAGGATCGACTGTGTTCTGCCCCGAGGTCGTCCGATTGTCCTGGCCTGCCGCGATGAAGTCCATCGGGCGGGGATTCAGGATCGGCAGCGGATCAGCCGGGATGATTTTGGCACGCAACTGCTCCTGCGGGCGGTCCTGGCAGGGCGGGCACACCAGTAGCCGCAGGTTCACCAGCGCCGCGCCGGACCAATCATATTGCCAAGCCAAATTGACGTGGTTGTATCGGAATCCGCAGCGGTCGCAGATGGCGTGAGCCTGCGGGCTTCGCGCGCTGGTCCTCGCTCGGCCGGTGATGGACCCGTATGCCATGCTTAGGGCCTATAGTAGCCGGATAGCTGCGGCGCAATGTACATGTTCGCCTGCTCGATGTTCTGGGCTGCGGCGATGTCGTAAGCCTCGTCGGCCGCCGCCTTCAACGGCGTCGCCATCGGGGGGTTCCAGATGATCGCGAGGCGCGCGGCAAGGGCGTAAGCGAACGCCTCCAGCCATAGGTAGGGGATTTCCACCGTGTTGGCGTTTGTCATTTCCGCGTCCTGAATCTGCCGCACTCGGTAGTACTTCAGGTATTGCGCGCTCGTGCCGTCCGGGACGCACCACAACGTGATCGTCGGGGCCAGGAGCCGGTCGAACCAGAACGAGGATACCGTCCCTTGCTGGTCCTTGTTCGGATAGCTGGCGTATTCCGTCCGGCTGATCGGCAGGATGATCCGGTCGGTCTCGGTGGAGTTCTGCACGAGCGCCGTATAGGCGTCCAGAACGGTCACAGTGTTCGCGGCGACGGAGTACGTCGCGGTGCCTTGGACCAGCGGCACCGTCACGAGGTCGACGGCCCACAGGTTCACGCCCTGGTTGGCCCACCGTGACAGCAACAGGTTGGCGGACATGCGGGCTGTTTGGAAATGCTCGACCAGAAGGGATGTGTTGCGCAGCCCAGCGAGGTTGAACGCATACAGGACCAGTTTGCCCAGGGATGGGTTGAAGTCGTAGGTCCCGCTTGTGGTCATTTACCGCTCCCCGGCTTGCCTCACGTACAGAACAACCGTCCCGGACCCGGAGGTAATGTTGATCGAGACCGCCTTGCACGGAACCGTGAGGTTCCCGGACGCCGCGGAGTCCAGGCCGTTCATGCCGCCGACAGCGAACCAGGTCGCCGAAGCTGCGACGTAACCCGCGTCCATTGGGTCGTCCAGGGAGAACTCGATGTTGTAAGTCGCGGTGCCCGTCAACGTCGTGCCGAGGCCCACGTTGAACGGGTTGCCGAAATTGTTCACGGACAGGACTCCGCTCCTGCCCGTGCCCGCCTTCGACGTGTTCATCGCGGCTGACATCAGCCGATCTCTTTTGACGCCGTCGGGGACCTGTCGCCCATGTGCGCGGAGGACAACGGGGCGCTGTTCGATCCCGTTCGACCGCCCGAGGCGCGGGCTTTACGGGCTATGCCGCCTCTCTTCAACCCCAAGTCGGACGCGGTGTCGTAGGATTTCATGCGTTCACGATCCTCCGGGTCTGCCTGGGCGCGCATATCGCGCAGAAGCGCTTCTTCGCCGGGGGACGCGCTGCGTTCTGCGGACGTGTTGTATTTTGCCGTCAGACGGTCAGCTTCGATTTCTCCAGGCGTCGGGCCGGATTTTACGGCCACAGCAGGCCGCGGGCGTGGGGTGGGCTGGGGTTGCGCGCGCGCCGGTCCGGTGCCCGTCAGCGCGCCCTCGCCTGGGGACGGGCTGCGCGCGGGCTCGTAAGACCGGGGCGGCGGCGAACCGGGGGAAGACGAGTCTTTGCTGCCGTTGTAGCCGAGAAGCGCGGCGGCACGGTCGCGGCGGGTCGGACCGAGCAGGCCGGAACTGTAGCCGATCGGGTCGTTAGAAATGTATTTGGACGAGGACCCGGCGTTTTTGCGGATCACTTCGCGCTTGGGTTCGGGAGCCTCGTCGGGACGGCCACGCAGGCCGGAGCTTTCGCCGATCGGTTTGTTTTGGATGTATTTGGACTTCATGTCCTCGAACATCGACTTTCGCTTGGGGGTGTCCGTGCTACCGCCCTCGGTTTGGCCGCCGAACTTGCGCGGCTTCCGGCCAGCGTGACCCATCGCCTTCATGCCTTCGACCATGCCGACGCGCTTTATCTTGGCGCGACCGCCGGACTTGCGTGCCTCGGCTGCGTTCTCGACAGCGGAGTTGTTGTTGTTGGAACGGGCCGGGCGATCGTCCCGGTCCATCCGGGGCTCGTCCACGCCCATGTCCATCTTGCGCGGCCGGGAAACTTTGCGACCCTTCATGTCGGTGTCCTTACGCCTGTGCCACGCCGAAGAGGCCGGTGGAGGAAGAGATGTTCGCGAGGCTGGGGGACTGCGTAAACACCAGCCGTTTTGTGCCGTCCGACGCCGACTGAACCGCGTAGGTGCCGCGAACGTCACCTGTGGTCGTCGTCGCTGCAAGCGTCACAGCCGCCAGATACCCGGTGGTCGCGGTGATCGCCGCCCCGTTCCAGGTGATGTTGACATCGCCGCCCGCGTTGCCGGAGTAGTAGGCATCGGAACGGATCGGGAACCCGAACACGTCTCCGGTGCCGACCGACACGTTCGAGCCGGACAAACTGCCGCTGTAGGTGATCGAGGAGACGTATTTGAACGCCTTCTTGCCCGAAGCGAGGGTCGCGTTTGGCCCTGTGATCGCCTCCGACATCGGGTACCCATAGGTGTCGTAGCCGTTCACGGTGAACGTAGCGCCGCTATCGTTGCCGACGGACGTGATGCGGACGTTACGCGCGATTAAGCGGGATGGGTCCCACATGCGAACCGAGCCGTCCTGGCCAAACACGCGGGAAGACAGGCCCGCGGTGCCGGTGATGGTCGTGGACGTCACAGTCTGAGAGGCGGATACCTGATAAGTGCCGGTCCCTGCGAAGGTGCCCGTCAACTGCCCGATAATGTAGGTTCCGGCAGCAGCCCCGGTGGCGAGGACCATGCCGGGCAGTATGATGCCGGAACCGACCACGGTAACGGTCATGGTCGGCACAGCGGTTGACGTGGCCGCCGCGATGGATGCGGTCACACTGAACACCGGCCCGTCAATCAGCAGCGCGGACGCCACCGCCGCCCCAGTAAGCGAGTTGGTCAGCGATTGGCCGACGGTGATGCCGGAACCGGACGAGGATACCAGCGTCAGCGCTCCGCCGGACGGCACGGCAGCCGCGACGATGTTCGTGGCGGACATCGTGGACGGCGCGTAGGACGTGGTCAGGATGTTGTTCGTCCCCAGCCACCCAAACGTCGGGCGGTCGGCGGGACGACCGGGGGAGTAGGCGAACGGCAGACGCGGGTCCATGATGCCGGAACCGTTGGTGAACAGCGACGGCGCGATCTGCCCGTTGTAGTCCGAGCCGGACGGGGACTGCCCGAAGGCAATCACCGGGCCGGAAAATGCGGTAATGCTCACGGTCTGGAACTCCTTACGAGGTCGGGAACGAAGCCCAGATCGAGCGCCAGTTGAAGTAGCCGAACGAGTAGCGCTCGTAGCC